ATATAACACTGAACTAGGAAAGTGCGTAGATATTGATATTTTTGAAATTAATTGTCCGGAAGGCAAAGAATATAACACTGAACTAGGAAAGTGCGTAGATATTGATATTTTTGAAATTAATTGTCCTGAAGGTAAAGAGTATAACACTGAACTAGGAAAGTGCGTAGATATTGAGATTCCTGAGATTAATTGTCCTGAAGGTAAAGAATATAATACCGAACTAAGAAAGTGTGTTGATATTGAGATTCCTGAGATTAATTGTCCTGAAGGTAAAGAATATAATACCGAACTAAGAAAGTGTGTTGATATTGATATTTTTAAGGTGCCTGAAATTAATTGTCCAGAAGGCAAAGAATATAACACTGAACTAGGAAAGTGTGTAGATATTGATATTGATATACCAAAAATATCTTGTGGTCCGGGAGAGTTTTTTGATGAACTAACAGGCGATTGCGAAAAACTCGATTTACCTGATATAGAAATAGATACACCTGACGTAAACATACCTGACGTAGATGTAGATTTGCCAGATATTGATTTACCGGACATTGATCTTCCTGAAGTTTCTGTTCCGTCTGCGCCTAGTATGCCTCAAACAATGTTTGAAGGAATGACTCCGTTTGGAATTAACTATACAAGAACCGAACCTTTAGCTATTGCGGGAACAGAAACTGAGGTAGATTATTCTCAAGAATTAAATAACTTAATTTTTAGACAGGTACAAAAAAGGATGTTTACGTAATGAGTTACGAATCTGACATAGAATCAGGCAGGTTTGTCCCAAGCCAAAAGGCGCTTGAGGCAGACGCGTTTATCGCCAGCACAAGCCCTGAGACACATCCTGATAAGTACACCTTTTTAGGTACTATGGGCTGGGTCTACACAGGTCCAGAGCGTTTTGATACATCTCTGACCGAACACACTGGATGGGTAAACAGAAACCTAGGAGCCAGTGGGTTTGGAGGGTCTTTTACAGACATTTACGATGACCCTGCCGAAGACGACACACCGGATGATTCAGACGAAACAGACCCACGACCCGTCTGCAACGAAGTTGGGGCAAGTAATTTTGGTGAAGTAGGCGAGTGTTTAAACGAGTTCGGGGATCCTTTTGGCACAGTTTACGCTGGGCCTGATCCTTCTCCTGCTGCCCCTGCAGACGGAACAACAACAGATGCTCCTCCTTTTGTAAACATAGGCTCTACTATGGGTGGTGCGTTTACAGGCATGGCACCTAGAGGTTTAAGTTACAGCAGACAAGAAGCGCCTTCTATGATTTCTTCTGCTCCAAAAGTAGACTACATAAAACTATTAAGAGGGTTTTTAACTGAAAGTTTGTTTAAGGATTACATATGACATATTTGAATCTGGTAAACAATGTCCTTAGACGATTACGAGAGGACGAAGTATCTAGCGTAAACGACAACACCTACAGTAAAATGGTGGGTGACTTTGTTAATGACGCAAAGAAGTTTGTAGAGTCTGCTTGGGACTGGTCAGCGTTGCGTACTACGTTGACTATCACGACCACTGCTGACATATTTAACTATGTACTCACAGGGTCACAAAACAAGATCAAAGCACTAGATGTAATTAACGATACGTCTAACATCTTTATGCAGTACAACACGCAGCACTGGTTCAACGATAAGTACCTGAACCAAGACCCAGTATCAGGCGCACCTGAGTACTACACGTACAACGGCGTGGACTCTGATGGTGACACACAGATTGACATTTATCCAAAGCCTGACGGTGTGTACAACCTGCGGTTTAACTGTGTTCTGCGTAACGACGACCTGAGTGCTGACACAGACACGCTGTTGATTCCTAGTCAACCTGTGATTCACATGGCAGTGGCTCTTCTGGCGCGTGAGCGTGGTGAAACAGGCGGTACATCAGCACCTGAGTACTTTGGTATTGCTGATAAGTTTCTGTCTGACGCGATTGCTCTGGACGCACAGAAGCACCCTGAAGAAGTTATCTGGTACACACCGTAGGAGATTAGTGCATGGCACAGCCACTACAAAGCATTAACCTAGTCGCTCCTGCGTTCAAGGGTGTCAATACAGAAGACTCCCCGATTGCACAGGATCCGTCTTACGCTGACGTTGCAGACAACGCTGTGATCGACAAGCGTGGACGTATTGCTGCACGTAAGGGCGTTGAGGTAATTACGACTGACAAGACTGAGTTGGGTACTGATTACGTACACAAGATTCACTACTTCTACGATGACGCAGGTAACGAGGTAGTCTTTACTGCAGGCAACAACAAGATAATGACAGGGACAACTACCCTGACTGACGTAACTCCTGCGGCGTACACGATTACAGCTAACAACTGGAAGATTGTAAACTTTAACGACAAGGCTTACTTTTTCCAGCGTGGGTACGATCCTCTGGTGTACGACAACGCCACAGGACTGCGTACGTTTACTGTAGCTAACGGCACAGCTACTGCAGCAACCCTGAAGTGTCACGAGGCTATCGGTGCCTACGGACGCCTGTGGGTTGTGGACAACGCAACAGACACTCAGACAATCTACTGGTCTGATCTGTTGACAGGCACAGACTTCACTGGCGGCTCCAGTGGTTCTATAGATGTATCTAAGGCGTGGCCTGATGGATACGACGAAGTTAGGGCGTTAGCAGCACATAACAACGCTCTGATTATATTTGGTAAGCACAGCATCCTTGTGTACGGTAACGCTTCTAGTCCAGCTAGTATGACTCTGGTTGACACCGTTGCTGGCGTTGGGTGCATCTGTAGAAACTCTGTACAGCACACAGGTACAGATGTGTTGTTTATGTCTAACTCAGGGCTACGCAGCTTTGGCAGAACGATTCAAGAAAAGTCACTGCCTCTGTCTGACCTGAGTCTAAATGTGAAGACTGAAATTATTAGTCTGGTAGAAAACAGAACACTACCTACGGCTTCTGTGTACAGCCCTGAGAACTCTTTTTACTTAATTGCTTTCCCAGATCAATCGACAGTGTACTGCTTTGATCTTAAGGGTAAGCTGGAGAACGGAGCGTACAGGGTCACACGGTGGACTTCTGTACCTCACAAGTCCTTTGAAAGAGACGTAGACGGTACACTGTACATTGGTACATCTGATGGCGTGGGTACGTACTCAGGTTATTCAGACAACACAACAGCGTACCGCTTTAGGTACTTTAGCCCCGGTTTAACCTTTGGTGATCCTGCCAAGATTAAGCTGCTTAAAAAGTTACGGCCTACTCTGGTCGGAGCCAGTGGTACTACAGTGTTTATTAAGTGGGCTTACGATTTAGACACTGACTTTAAAACTTACGAATTTACCGTAGGAAACCAGACACCTGCTTTTTTTGGTGTTGACGAATTTGGTATCGGTGAGTTTACAGGTGGAGAACTAACAACTAGAAACCCTGTGCAAGCCACAGGCAACGGCAGCATTATTACAATAGGTTTAGAGGCTGACATTAACGGGTCTGCCCTGTCTCTCCAAGAAATTAACGTATTAGCACTAATGGGTAAAACGGTATGAGTAATTATACAAAAACTACAAACTTTACCGCTAAAGACAGTTTGCCTTCTGGAGACAGCGGTAAGATAATTCGGGGTAGTGAGTTTGACACTGAGTTTGACGCAATCGCAACAGCCAGTGCAACCAAAGCTGACTTAGCTTCTCCTACATTCACGGGTACTGTGACAATCCCTAACCTCACGTTTACGGGAACGCTGTCTACAGGGACGATTGACGGAGGTACTTACTAATGGACGAGATCTTACAAAAACTTTTTGGAATAGGATCTGTTGCTGGTGGAGGTCTTTTAACTAAGTCTGCTTATGATCGCCTTCAATCTATTGGCGAACAAGCAGTACTAGGTAAAGACATTGACGGTCAGCGTATTCCCGGTTCTTTAGAGCTAGCACAAACCGCGCTGGATATGTCCCAGTTTAGGCCGTTTACTGTGACAACGGCTACTGGGGGCGGTTTGGTGTTGGGCCTTCTGATTTTGTTGTCTCAGAAACAGACGATATATTAACACTTAGAGGACCGTCTGGAGATGTTCCCGTTTCAAAAAGTGACCCAAGATTAGATGGATTAAGTAACGAGGAAATTTACAAAACCGTTTTTGGGGCTGCTCCTGCTTTACAGGCGGGTATTACTTTGTCTCCAGCAGAACAACAACTACAACAAAGTCTTATGAGTCAAGCTCAACAAGGACTTGGCGGTGTTGTAGGCGCTCCTTCTTCTCAAACCGCAGGATTGCGTTTAATGGGGCGAGGGCGTACTTTGTATGAGCAAGATCCTTTTGGTTTAGGACAGCAACAAGCAGCTGCCCAACAAGCGTTTGGCTTGGGCGGTCAGTTCATGGGCGCGGCAGGAGCACAACCAGAAGACGTTCAGGCTTTACGGCAGCAATACGGCGGTTTAGCTGGTCAAGCAGCAATGGACGTACTAACGCCCACAGCAGCGCGTGAAGCAGACGTTTACGAGCGTATAAGGGCTACACAACGTCCTGAAGAAGCACGACAAAGGCTTGGATTAGAAGAGCGCCTAGCGCAACAAGGACGCTTGGGTGTACGTACAGCTATGTTTGGTGGTACACCAGAGCAATTTGCGATGGCTCAAGCGCAAGAGGAAGCACAAAACAGGGCATCTCTGGCGGCTATGCAGCAAGCACAGGCAGAACGTCAACAGGCTTTAGGCACTGCACAAACTCTTGGGAGTATGTTTGGTCAGCAAGCACAGCTAGGAGGCACTTTACAAGCACAACAGGCTGGCCTAGGCGCACAGTACGCTGGTCTTGGTAGTGGTCTTGCAGCACAACGGCAGGCTCTTGGTGCAGCACAACAACAACAGGCGCTTCAGTCTCTTGCAGCGGGACAAGGATTGTTGTCAGGCGGTTTAGGATTACAGCAAGCTCAACAGCAGCTGGCTCTTGGCGCTTTGGCTGGAGCATACGTACCACAAGCACAGTTGCTCAACGTACAGCAAGCTACTCAGTTGTACCCGCAGTTGCAACAACAGGCTCAGTTGTTCGGTGCAGGTCAGTACGGTGAGACTATGATGAGTGGTCTTGAGGCTCGACTGATTGCTGAACAAGCACGAGCTAACTTGCTAGGCGGTTTGGGTACAGGTTTGTTTGGTGGAATGTTTAGTCCGGTAGGGTCTAAAGACGACGGATACGTAATTCCTATTATTGAAATGTTAGGAGGCTAATCGTGGCTAGATTTTCACAAACATTTTTACAGGGACTCCTGCAGCCTTCATATCAACAAGGGCTGTTTGAGGCTGCTCGTAGCGTTGGTCAGACTCCCGGCATCATGCGTATGCAGAGGCAGCAAGAGCAACAGCAAAAGCAGCTTTCGAACATTTATGGGGCTGCTATATCTCCTGATGCTACGTCTCAACAGATGACTCAAGCAGCACAGCAGTTGTTACAAATGGGTAAAACGGAAGAGGCTATGGCTTTGGCTGCCCAAGCTAGAGATCGTAAGTTATCCGAAGCAGAAAAAGCACAAATGTCTATTCTAAAGGAGTCTGTTGCCTCGCAAGCTGAAAGCATGGGTTTGACTGAGTTAGCTAGGCAGGCGCGTCTTGTTACCAGCATTGATAGGCTTCAGGCTCTACAGGATCAGCTTAATGAGCGGCAAATGGAGACAATGCCAGATCTTTCTGAACAGGGCCGTAGACGTGTTTTGTTAGGCGTTGGATATTCTCCTACGTTTGTAGGCAAGCTCGATTTGAAGGGTATGTCAAAGCAGGAGTTCCAAGCGTACAAAGACCTTCAGAAAGGCGATGTTGAGATGTTTGTAGACGACCAAGGAAATACAGGCGCTTACAGAGTTACTGACAACGGTATGATAGTGATTGATGGTGTTCTTACGGACCCTCAAACGGCAGGTCTACGTGAAGCTCCTAATGAGTCGATTATAAAAAATGTTACGGGAACTATGGGAGAAAAGTTAGCAACCTTAGGAGCAGAATCGTTTGCTGATTTAATGCAACAAGCCCAGAAGTCTGAAGAGAGTATCCGAAGCATTAACAACGTCATAGGTGACATTGATACGATGTTTACGGGAACGCTTGCTAACATTAACTTACAGGTTTCTAAATTTATGAAGTCAGTCGGTATTCCTGTCGATGACTTGCCTATTGAGCAGACCGAAGTTTTCTTAGCAGAATCAGCTAAAAGAGTTGCAGACTACATTACTAACTTGGGTTCTGGCACAGGATTGTCAGACAAAGACTTGGCATTTACACGACAGGTTGTTGCCGGTGATGTTACTCTGGACGCTAACACAATTAAGCGGATGCTTAACGAGTACCGTGAAGCTGCTGCACGTAAAATTAACTCGTACAACAACGTGAGAACTTCAGTAAAAGGTAAACTAGGTGCAGAGCAGGAAAGTGCGTTAGTGTTTTACCCGCCAGTTATCGTTCCTGAGTTTACACAAGATGACGAGTTTGCAGGGTTTTCTATTCAAGGAGCAGAGTAATGCCTCAGACTACTGTTAATACTCCTGATGGCGGTACTGTGACAGTAAACCACCCTGAGGGCGCTACAGAAGAGCAGATACTCAGGTTTGCCAAGCAGCAGTATGTTGCACCGAAGGAGGAGACTTACGCCGAGGGAGTAGCTCGTAGGTACGCTGAAGCAGACTTTGCTGGCCCTATTGAAGAGTTTGTTCCTGAGTTTACGCGCAGGATGGCAAAGCAATCTATGGTTATTCCCGGAGTCCCCGGCTCTGGAGAGATAGGTGTGTCTGACGTTGCTGGGACAGCCATAAGTCAAGCGGCCCGTACTGCTGGCGAACTAGCGTTTAATGCTGTTGAGCCGCTGATTCCTCTTTCTATACGCAACTGGTTTTCAGAGGCGTTAGAAACCGCAGGGTCGAGTGTTCAAGAGCTTATGTCTACTCCGACAGGTCAAGAGTTTATGACAGCGGTTTCGTCTGGGTACGATGTATATAAAAACTTTGAAAAAAACAACAAGGCGTTTGTTACACAAGTGTTTGAAAATTTAGGGACAGGCGCTGACCTGATGGCCGTGTTTTCTCCCAGAGTCGATTTAGTAAATCTAGACAGAAAAGCTGACGCCCTCGCTAGAGCAGCTAAAGGTGCTGCATTAAAGTCTAAACATACTAAAGAAAAACAAGCTCTCATCAATATGTTTGAGCCAGAATCTCTAGGCACTCGTGACCTAGAATCTAAGCGTGGACCTTTGGGAACTTATGTTTGGGAACCCAACGAGTTTGAAGACACTATGATTGAAGTGGTCTATACGATTCCGGGAATTAAACCGTACGGCGGTATACGTGAAAACTTTAGAATTATGCAAGATCACGTTAAGTCTCAAGCTACGGTTCTGGAGCGTTACATAAAAAGCCAGAATAGAGCAATAGATGTAGACGAATTAGTCAGTGAGTACAATTCTTCTTTGGCGTCTTTTACTGGCAGCGATGTTTACAAGTTGGCGTCTAAGCAGGCTCAAGATCAATTCGTACAGCTGACTGACCTCGCTCTTCAGATAATTAAAGAGGAAGGCACAGACTTAAGTGGTGTTTTGAGAGCTAGAAAAAGACTAGATGCAGCTATACACAAATCAGGAACAAACTTAGATGCTGACGTTGCTACGTACAAAGTAGAAGCCGCTAGGCTCGTACGTAATGTTCTTAATGAACACTTAAAACGTAACACAAAAGGCGACGAAGTTCATCATCTTCTGGATCAACAACACAGGACTCTCAGCGGTCTAGATACGTTAGTGAACAAGCGTAACCGAGAGGGCAAAAACGCTGTACAACGTGCGCTGGGTCTAGTAAAGCAAGAGACAGGCGTTAGCTTGTCTAAGACTGCTCTGGGTATTATTGGTACAGCAACTGCAGCTTTGAATCCTGCTGTAGCAGCAACCGTTGCTGGATCAATTGGTGTAGGCTACTTAGGCAGAACAATAAACAGGCACGGTAAAGCAGCAACATTAAAGGCTTTTGCGGAGCTAGTAGCTGCTACAAACAAAGCAATCAAGATGGCTAACAACCCAACAACTCTAGAAGCCCTTGAAATGGACAGGCTGATTCTCGTAGACATGATGAACGAGATCAGACAATTTGAGGAGTCAGAAGAAGATGAGTGACTTCTATTCGATACGTAAAAAATATCAGCAACAGGCAAGACAA